CAGCATCTGACATGTCGCGGAAAAATGGAATGTAATGCGGGTACATTTTGCGCATTGTATGATATGCCTTAGCAGTTAGCATGCCTTCTTTAACTAACATTTGTAACATATAATCTTGATATTTATATATTGCAACTGCTGCCTTTTGAAAGCGTTCGTTTCCGGCGTGCTTACCTAATACGGCCGCATCTTCGGTATAATCGAACGTTGCTTTTTGTTTGTTTTTGTGTAGGTCTAAATCGTGCAAGGCTACAAGATATGCGGAGAATTCCTTATGTTCCTTTTCGCCTATGCCTTTCAAAATATCTTTTAACGATTTAATACCATGTTCCGGTGCGCCGTGTTCGATAAGCGTTTCAGCTTTACCAACCCAGCCACGCGCTAACCACGCTTGCATATAAGGATTATCATCAAAGGCAATTTTTTCGCCTGTTTGGCGTTCGACTTCTTCAACTAAATCCTTCAACGGGTTCAATTCATCAACGGCTTTAGTGTATACATCATTTAATGCTTTTTTAATTACGTCTTTGGCTTCGCCACGCTTAACCGCATCAATAGCTTGGCTAACTTTTCCCTTGCTTTCAAAAGAAATGCTGCCTTTGATACGTTCCGCCCCGCCTTGACGGTGCCATTCATGAACCAGCTTCGATAATTTATTTGTAATACCGTTTAATTCCGGTTCTTTTGCAATCGCTTCCGTAAAGTGCTTATAGAATTCTGGGAATTCCCGTTTTGCTTTGGTGCGATCACTTACATAGTCCTTAAAGAATTCTGCGTAACCTTCGCCGCGAATTCCTTCCGCGCCTAATTTGTTGTACGCTTTACCGAAACGGTCTTGAATAACGCCGTTAAATTCGGTATTGAACCGTGCATCTTTACTGAAACCGAAATAATTATCTACATAATGCCCTAATTCGTGCATGATAACTGGAATTTCGCCATAATTACCGCTACGAATTACATCGGTTTTAGTGTTATACCAGCCGCGCACGTTAGGACGCCCCAAACGGCCACTTTTAACACGTTGATTAAATAAGTTATTAACTGCATCTAATATCTCCCTACGCGTTACGCTTCGGCCTAACCGTTGCACTTCATCAATGCCAGTATGTGGCGTTTCATTACCTTTAGCGCTATATTGTAGCGGTTCCGTAGGTCTAACGCCTTTACTTTCCATGTATCTATTCGCCATTGCTTCGTTGCCGTCAAAGGCTTTTACAACCGCATCGCGTACTTGCTCATGCGTTGTATTGTCTAATAGCTGGCTAGGTTGCTGCGCGTATTTGCTCACGCCACCTTCTGCCGGTTCTGACTGCATTAATTTCAATTCTTGCGTATCTGCAATTAGTTCAGCAGCACGATCACGGCGAACCGTTTCCATATATTCGTTGTTCAATCGTTCAACTGGTACGTCTAGGCTTTCAGATAATCGAACCTTAACCGCATCAAGTTCCGTTTTGGGAATATCTGGCTTTGTGGCTTTGTTTAAATCTTTCAATATTTCCGTATTAGAATTTACTTTATTTTCTAATTCGGTATATCGTGGTTCAGATGCATCATTTTTCAATTCATTTATGATAGTTTCTTTTGCTTTTTGCGGTAAATCGTCAAGTGCATTTCGTAAACTTTCGTTTGGTGCATCTTCTTCATACCTAAATTGAGCATTTGCATCGTTTTCAAGTGCTTTTTCTTCAATTCTAGGTTTTTCACCCTCTACAAAGTCAGTATTTATGCGGTCTTTCGGCTGAAATTCGTTTATTTCGCCTGTACGGGTCGTTTCGCCTTCGCCTTGATAGTTTATACCTAAATCTTCGTTTTTAACCTGTTTTTTATCGGTATTTTCTACAAAACTGTTTAAATCGGTATGTGGTTCTTCGCCGCTTACTGGTTTTTCGTTTTCTATAAACTCATCTTTGAACGGTTGCTCATAGCTTCGATAATTAGGGTCTAGCGTACTATCTTTAAACGATGTATTATCGCGTGGCCTATTTTCATATTTACCATAATTGCCATCGAATGTTTCTTTAGCAATTTGCGCCCGAACATCATCATGTGCAACTGCTGGGTCTGGTCTTTCATAATTTTTTCGTATGATAACGGCCATTTCTTCCGGTGTTGCATCTGGTCTTGCGCGCATCGCTTCAAGTGCAGCGCTTTCGGTATTGTGTAATTCCCATACGCTGAAATCAACTTGCGTTCTCCAGTCCCATGGATCTAACCCGCGACTTTCCGCAAATTTCAATAAACCTTTTTCGCCGTTCAATCTATCGCCAGTAAATTGAACCAAACCACGGGAACCGTAACCGTCGCCACTTGTAACAGTCGTACTAAAACTACTTTCGGCGCCAATATTACCAGTCATGGCAGCCGCTTCAACGTCGCTTAAACCATTCTGACGATATCGGTTATATATATCCGCTTGGATATTACCGGTTTCACCTTCCATAGGTTGACCGTTCAAACCGCCTTCGGAGTATTCGCGCGGTTCTACTGCTTTAGGTTCTTCCGGTACGGGTACATCATCAAACGCGTTATACATTACGCCTTCTTCCATTGTTGGCGCATCTTTTGTAAAACGTTCGCCAATATCTTCAAAGGCATTAGATGCTTTTTCTTTGATGTGTTCCGCTGCACGTCCTACACGCTCACCGATTGCGCCAGATACCTTTTTAGGTGTTACACCTTTAACCATGCCAACCGGTAAAAACACGTCTTCCCATAAGTTAGTAGGGTTCATGGCAATATTCTTTGCGAATTCGCCCGGATCATCAACCAAACGCCCGACCGGTTCCGTAATTGGGTCTACTAAAACATTTTTTGCCGTAGCAACATATTTATTCCCTAAAATTCCGTCCGGTGCCGTTCCTTCGTTTTCTGCGGCTTCATTGGCGTTATACATTTCCGCCGTATCACTTGCAATCGTAGGTGCAGCAAGGACGCCGGCAGCTATTCGCACCGGTGGTGGAACATACGGAGTAATTGCCAGATATCCAGCCGGCTTGCCAACTGCGGTATTATATGTTTCTACTCTTGCCTTGTTTAGGCTCGGCGTTGCATATTCGTTTACAAAGTCGCCGTTATCGTCAAATGCTGAAAAATTATCCCCATTGGCTTCAATGGCATTAGCAGCACTTTTAGAATATTCATTGCCTAAATTATTTGATTTGCTTACTACATCATTTTTCCAATTTATTAATGTATTGCCTACATTGTCGTTAATTTCTTTGCCGGTTTTATCAATCCATTCAATATTGTTTTTAACGCCATTAGCAACATATTCGGCATTGTTTTTAACGCTATCCCAAAACGTAGGCTTGGGCGCGTTGCCTACGTCATAACCGTATTCGGTTGTTATATCTTCAAAGGCGTTACCGTTTCCAGCTGCCTTGCCGTATTGGCTTGTAATATCATCAAACGCACCCATAGTCTACCCCTTTTATTAATAAGATTTTAACCACGATTTATATTGACCGTATCCGGCCGCATCAAGTTCCGCCGCTATTTGGTCGTCGCTCCAGCCTTGCGCTGATAGTTCGTTCATTCGCTTCGAAACTGCTGCTTGTTCTTCGCTTGAATATGTCGGCTGACGTTTCACCGTTGGCGTGCCAGCACCAGCACCGCCAGCAGTAGGCGCACCGCTTAACGCGCTTTGTAATTGCCCATAATAAGGGCTTTCATTTTCCGCTTTATCTGGGTTAGCTTTTACCCATGCAGTATGCTGCGCGGATAAAGTTCTTAACACTTGCGCGTTATAACCGCTTGTGCCTGTTTGTGTAGCCGTTGCCGGTTTAACATGCGTACCTACATATTTCATGCTGCCGTCTGTACCAACAATATAGGTTTTACCGTCTGGCATAACTTTGATGTTTTTAGCACCGAAATTACCAATATTTTTCATTTGGCCGTCTGGCGTCATAACAATAACTTGACCGTTCGCAAATTGTTTTGTTTCAACCTTGCCATAACCGCCCATATCTTGAATAGTACCGTCGCCCATGTTGTAACGTACAATATGGCCGTTTTGTGCGCTGCTAAACTTATAATCTGGTTTATCAAGTGCCGCAATACTGTTCAAGTTATTCATATCAATAGTACCAGCGCCAACTTTACCGGCTAGATAGTTATATCTTGCAACGGCTGGCGCCAATCCTTTAACCCGTTTTGTGTTATAGGTATCTACAACCGGGTTGCCGTCTTTATCCTGTGTAAATACAAGATTATTCATGATTTGCTGGCGCATTGGTTCAAGCACTTTTTCTTGATATTCGTTGACTTGATGCATGTACATATTATTAACGTCAGTTTGGTATTGTTCGCTTGCTAAACCTTGCGCGGTCTTAAAATCAAAACCGGCTTTAACTAGGGCCAACGTATTGGCCCCTAGTTGTTTTCTTGCTTCGCTTGTTACGCTTGCTTTATCTGGTATAGAGTATTGGCCCGGCGCTTTATCCGCATCGGCGTTACCATTTACGGCCGAATTGGGCGCCCCATGAAAAGGTACGTTCGCCCGTTGCTGCATCATTTCTTGATATGATTGCGGTACCCCTGTATTAATACCAGTATTATTTAGATTTTGAAAATTCCATAACCCCGTGTTTTGTTGCGGTTGCGCTGGCGCCGCTGGCATTTGTGGTGCTTGCGCTGCCTGTGCTTGCAACTGCTTTTGTAATGTAGGGCTTGGCTCATTCATGTATGCGTTAAAGCGTTGATCAGTAACAGGGTTAGCCGGTGCATCTGTGTTAGCTTGCATCGGTTGTGCTGGTGCTGCTGGATTTTGACCGCCCCATAATCCGATATTATTCTTTTGCATCAAGTTATTGGCAAATGTGTTATTGGAATTAGATAATAACTGGTTGATTTGACCGGCGCTATTAGGTTGTTGCATACCCATGCCAGCCATGCGGTTATTATTATCCATAACTTGTAGCGCGTTCGGGTCTTGTTCACCGCCAGCGCCACCACCGCCACCGCCTAGCATTGCTTGATAGCCTTTAGCCATTTTGTTATTCTGCAATGCACCTAAACGATGTGAGAAATATTGACCGGCTAATTCGCCTAACGCCGCCCATGGTTCAAAATCTTTTACGTAGATAACGCCCATTGTATTATTCCTCTACTTTCTTATTATCTTCGGTTGCTGCTTCTTCAGTTGCTGCTTCTTCGGTTGCTTCCTCTACTGGTTCATCTTTCTTACTGGATTTTTTTGTAGTTTTCTTAGCTGGCTTTTCTTCCGGTGCATCTGCTGGCGCTTCTTCCGGTGTTGCTGCGATAAGTTTCAATTCTTCTTCGCTGATACCTTCGGCCATAATACCGTTAGCATAGAATAAATTATCACCAGTACATTGCAATTCGTATACGTGTTCAGTATTGCCAGTTGCTTCGCTTAATGTAACCGGTTCATAAGCATTAACCGTCATAATAACTTCGCCAACTACCAATTCACTAACTAATTTTAAACCTTCCGGAGTCAATACCTTTTCTGTGCCTGTAGTTGTAACCCCAAAGGATACAGTTTCAAGGCGATGTGTTTCTTTTTCGCCCATATCATGCAATGCAATTACATCATTAACCGCACCCAAAGTGATAACAGTATCACCATTTACAAATGTTTCAATAACCTTGCCACCGTCTGGTGTTGCAATTTCAGTACCCGCTACAAAACAAAAACCTTTCATAAGTCCTCCAAAGAAACCGCCGGAACCTTGCTTAACCATTGTTTGTGCTGGTTGTGCTAGTCCATAGCGTAATGACATAAATCTGTTAAGTAAATCTTCTTGATCCGCGTTATTTAACTGGCTCATAGAGTAGTAATCTTTGGCCGGTTGAATTGCCGCGCTTTGTGTTGTTGCGCCAGTATTAATAGGGTTTTGCGCTAACCCTTCGCGCTGACCTACTAGGCCGGCAGCAGTACCCGCATTATTCATTTGATTTGCATAACCTTGGTTCATTAGATTTGCTTGATTGATAATACCGTTTTGGTTGTTGTTGTAGGTATTACCCCAAAGGCCCATTTTTGCACCGATACCGCTTAAATTATTATTAAGCGCTTGCGTATTGAGTGCAGCCGCTTGGCCTAAATCATTTGAATATTGTGCCGCAAGTGTGTTTGATGCGTTCTTGCTAATATCATTCAATGCATTATCTGTAATAGATGAATTAACAATACCGCGACTTGCTAGGCTAGAAACTGCGTTGCCTACAGTTGCCTGCAAATCATTGTTTAACGCTTGCCGTCTAGCATCTGCATAGCCTGTAGGTAGTTGGCCGTTTGTGATGCTATCCATAGCATTTTGATTTTGTAATAATGCGCCGTTGTATTCGTTGGCTAACTGGCTTGCGCCGTTGTTCATTGTATCAACGCTTGCCGCTAACTGATTTGCATAACGCGTGTTATCCGTCAAATTCTTGGCCCCAGCCGTTGTAACTTGATTTTGTAACGCGCCTATAGCGTTTTGATTGCCGCGGTTAGCGCCTAAATACGAATTATACATATTTCCGTATTCTGGCGTTATCACATTATTCAAGGCCGCATCGCCCATACCTTGCAAGGTGTTGGCGCTTCGATTGGTGTTATTAATCCAATCCATTTGGCCTTGTAATAGTTGCTTTTCGTCGGCCGTTGCCGTAGGTAGTTTGGCATCAATGCTGCTTACCTTCGACTTTTTACCGCCACCGCCGAATAATTGCAAGTCAAATTTAAACATGCTTTTCCTTTCTACAAAGTCGCTTCAAGGTGTTTACGCACCGTCTTTAACACTTTGTAATCAAACCCATTATAGGTGTAGTCCATTTCTGGAACGCGTTCCATATTCCATTTTTTTATGAAACCGCGCACGCTTCGATGTGTTGCCGTTACAATTACATCAAGATCATTCAACTTCATTACTTCAACAATGTATTTGCCTATTACCTTCATATCACCGTATGTCTGCCAAATAGTAAAATATCGTTCGCCGTCATGTTCGTTGATAGTCCAGAATAAGAACCCAGCATTAGGGAACCATTTAAAGTAGTAGTTATATTTATCTTTGTAATTGTTGTTTTCATCGAAATAAAAACCTTCAAGGCTGATACGTTCGCCCGTGCGCCGTTCATAGTCTTTAATCATGCTTTCAAGGCTTTCAAGTTGCATCGTTAGTCCCCTATTCGTTCTATGCTAAATCTATTGCGATTGCTTCCGGCTTGTAATTGCCTGTCATAATATCCGCTAATAGTCAGTTTTAAACGCTGATTGCCATACCCTTGACCGATAATACTCATTACTATTTCAAGGTTTCTGTTATCATTAATGCGTATTTCTCGACTATCGCGCGTGCTTCCGTCTATTGTGATGCGATAATTTCCACTTGGGAAAAATACCGTGTTACGCCATTCTGAGCGATCACTTGCCGGTCTATCTACATAAATATTATTAAATGCAGCCGGATTATACTGTACCGAATATGTGCGCCCGTTTTTAATAACTTTTAACGGCGTGTTATCGTCTCCAATACGTGCGTATAATTCGTTTCCATTAAAGGGAACCTTAATATTTTGGCCGTTAGTTAATGCTGCATCTGTAGTTAATCCGAACCGGTATGTTTGGCCGTTATATTCTAGTACTAGATTAGGCATATTATTCCACCTTCAACCTTGCACCATTAGGGAATAACAATGTATTGTTATCTTCAAACGTTGCTATACGTTGCCATTCTTTCATGCCTTTAGTATTTGTATCGAAACGAATAAATGCAGCGTTACTGTTGGCAAAATAAAGCTGAGTACCTAATATACGGTCTTGGCTTGTATTCCACGGAAACATAGCGCCAATACCCCAATAAGCAGTACCCCATATATTGTAGTTATTTAATTCACCGAACGTAAAGCCGCTATAACCCGCCTTGTTGTTAGCAAGATAATCTAAATCAATCGAATTACTGGAAAGGCCCGGAACCTTTAACGTACCCGTCATGGTATCGCCGGCCTTTTTAACACATGTTGCAACATTATCCGCCGTTGCTGCTGAATTCGCACGCGTTGCCGTATCTGCACTAACCGCCCGCGTTGCTAGTGCTACCGTATCGGTTTTGCGATAATATACACTACTTAATCCGTTTACAGTATCCGTAATGGTTTTAAGTGTACGGCTAGGGTTATTGGTAAAGTTAGCATCACCGGCAATCTTTTTGATAGCTTCCGCCATTTGATTAAGAATATCTGTTAGTGCATAATCTTTACCGTCAACCGTACGCGTGCCAATTACGGCATCTGTTGCGGTGTTTACGTTTGGATCATAATACTTGATTGACTTTACACGTGTTGCATCTGTAACGGCAACCGCTACCACCACGCGCAATATTTCTTTCCAATACGTGCCAGTATACACATACATTTTTTCATTTGTAGTGTTGTAGTACATTTTATCCGTTGCCGCTGCTGGTGCATTTGGCTGGCGTATCGGTTCAAGTGTTGTACTGCCATAGGTTAGGCCGCCAGATGCTGAACGTTCAACGTATAAATACGATGTATTATTGGCCGGTAGGCTCCATGCGCTTTGTTTACGGTTAATCGTTTGGGTATAATCAACCGCGCCGTAATCGTTGAAACCGTCGGCAAATGATAACAATACAGGCGTTTGGCTGCCGTCAATCATTACGCTTAGGTTATCACCGGTTAAGAATGAGAATTCCCCATTGCTTACTTTGCCGCTCAATACCCTGTTACGTAGGCCACCAGTACCGCCGCCAGTACCACCACCGCCGCCGGCTTTTAGTTCCATTTGTTGTGCAATATTTAACAGTTCATTACGGTTCTTTTCAATACTTTCCGGAACCGTATCACCCTGTGGCGTAATATCCAAAGGGTATTTTTCTTTATAAGCCATGTTTAAACCTCTTCATATGTGTAATCTAACTGGCGTAACGAAATAGCGCCCTTTTGAACATTGATTTTAAATTGTACATTACGGTTAGCACCGCCACCAATTTTATAAGCCTTCGTGTATTCATTGACATTCATCAACGCTTTATAATCGTAGGTCTTGAAATTAGCATAGTAGGTTTTAACTGCTTTACTAGCGAATTCAATCGGCTTAGGTTTTTTGTTTGAAATGCCAATAGTACCATAGCCGGGTATTAGGTTATGCGTTACAAAGTTGTAGTTCATGATTAATATAAACTGTCTTGTTGCAAGCCTATTACCGCTTACGATTGACGTTTGAATTTGTACGTTATCATCGGTATCTATGGTTTCATCTAAGATGCCAATCTTATTACCGTAGGCTATGTATACTTCTTTATCTACATTCACCGCATCATTGATGTTGTACGTGAATTTTCTTGATGTGAAAACTCCGCGCCCGTCCTCATAACGTGGCAAGTAGTGATATATAAAAACCGTATCGCCGTTATATGGTTTTATCCAAATTTGCTTACGGTTGGATATATGCCATACTTCGCAATCTTTCGTTATGTACTTCAATAGATAAGAGTTGATATTCAAGCCAGTTTCAAACGGTTGTATTTCTGCATAGGTATTTGTAGGCATAAACGACATAAAGCCTTGTTCGCCTAAATAATAACTACGATCATCAACGCTCACAGTTGCACCGCTACAATAACCGGTAGAGGATAACGGATATACAGTTAAATTCTGTGCATCTGGTGTGCCAATTACTTGATACACGCGCCCGTATTCTTTGTATACGATAATCGCACGCGATAAGAAATCAACCGCAATAATGCTGCCTTGGTCTTTATACCCTACATCTACATATTGCGCACTTGATGCATCGTTGCTGTTATGGTTCCATGCGTTGTAGTCGCCAACTGCTGACCAATTCAACCTATGCGAATGAGTCGATGCAATCAGTACACGCCCGGAATGACTTGATACTATATCACATGCCGGACTTTCAATAGTGGATAACTTACCAGCACCGGAAATGGCTTGCAATTTATCACCGCTGGCTATGAGAATATCACCACCAAACGCATGATATCTAGGCCGTTCGGTACCATTTAATGTGCCTAATAGTGTATTACCGCTAAAATCTGTTTCATACAAATTTCGACCACTAGAAAAGTACCACTTATTACGGTACACATCATGATATATCGTTTCTATTGGTAGTCCAAAATCATACAATACACGAATACCCGGAACGGTACGGAGTGCGTTGTCTGTTCTATCGAATTCGCATTGTTGCGCCTGTGTTAGCGCTTGCACGTCGATATTTTCCGGCGGGTTGCTCCAATCAAGGCCCAATCTGAAGCCGTTTGTTACGGCTACTTGTTTAATACCCATTACACTATACCCCGTGCCACCTTAATTTGTTCCGTGATGTAGTCTATGAATTGTTTATCGAAGGCTGCGTAATCAGTCATGAGTGATTTCTTTTTAACCATGAAAGATATTAACTGCACTAAATACTGATGAAAAAATTCAGAGAATGGAATAGGGTCGTCTAAATCATCAACGTGATTTTTGCGAACACTATAGAATACTTCCTTAACAGTTTGGCCGTCATACGTTTCAAATGTTCCGTTAATGATGCGGATAGGATAACCACTCTTAGGAACGAACCCCATAAAGTCTGACGGTACGCCTTTTAGGTTAGGTATATCCGTATTCTTAACTACTTCCCTATCCTTAATGCTAACTAGAATAGTAGTTAGCCAGTCAATAGCTGCGTTAATGTATTGGATATATTCCAACTGTTCGTCAAGTATTTCGTTTGACTCTACATTAACCAGCGTAATCAATTCGCTTACTACCATAATTCCAATACCCTTCCGCTATTACGCTTTCATTATTCCCCAAACCTTCACTAATGGATTGCAACGCATTAACCATATTCGCCGTTACGCCGGATATATCAAGGTTCATAACCCTATATACGATGTAATCAACTAATAACGTTTCTAATTCTGCCGGTAGTCCGCTTTCATCATCTAGCGTTTTATAACCGGCGGTTTTTATATAATCAACGGTTATTTTCTGCTCATGATCTGCATCAAATACTATCGTTTGTAAATTCAATACATGATAGGCCTGTACATCTGCATCATCTGCTTTGACATTTAACACGCTGATACATTGACCGGGCAGCGTAATCCGTCCGGTGCCGTTATCTTCGTGCGTTGCCTGTGCCAAACTAGGGCAGTACTGACCGATAAGGGCATTTAATAGGTGATTGCCTTCGTTGTAATACTCCAGTAAATGGTACGGTGTATATTGTTCCTGTGGTGTATCGCCTATTTGCATGAACGCCCTATTGATAACTTGTTTTACGTTCATATTCACCCCATATAAGAATAAAGGCGGGTATTACCCCGCCCATAATTCAAAAATTAGCGTTCAACTGCGCCACCAGTTAATACTTGAATAGAGCCATAGTCTTTGCTGTTGAATTTAGTTTTTTCAACTGCACTATAGAACGCAATACCATTACCGGCGATGTTGCCGTAATCGTCTATTTGTTCAATGTGTTTAACTGGTCTTGCAACTGCGAAACATGCCGCTTGTTTACCCAATAATAAGTTATGGCATACATTCGCACTAGATGCGCCTGTGTTATCGCATAATACGCGTTCGTATTCATAAAGAATAACGCCGTCATATTCGCCTAATGCGCCTGTGAAAATAGGGTTTTTAGAACCGCGAATATTTGCGTTTTGTTGTGCTGCTAACCATTTTGGATCATCTTTTAAATCACGTGCCGCCCACGGGTGAATAAGCATAATGTATTTATCCATGCCGTCAACTTTAATCGGTTGTACTTTTGGCGCGTGCATCATTGCTTTGCGTTTAGCACGGGAAATAATTGTTGTTGTCAATTTATCATTTGCCGTAATGCTGGATTGTGTACCGGCTGCACCTGCAAACACAGTTTCGGTAGAAAGCGGATTATAGGAAAGTTTAGAGATTAATTTATCATCTAACCAATCAGATAACCATTGTTTCAAAACAACTTTAATTTCTTTTAACATATCGTATTGGCTTTTTTGGTCGTCTGCTTCAAAACGAGATACCGCATTACGTACTAATTGTGTTTGTACAGTAAAGTCGTAAATGTTCAAAGTATCTTCGGAACCAGCTAATTTTTGACGGTTACCTTCAACGCCGGAACCTGTTAAGTTCATCATCAAGCCGAATACTACGCTATCTCCTTTAACGTTTGTTAAGTCTTTGTTTTGATGTACTACGTTGGAACCGTCCATTGCAGTAAATTTATCGAAATAGCTATCTTTTACGCCTTCATGCCATACTTTTTTAGCCCATACTTTAGGTACTAAATTTGCTGGGATATTAACTTGGTTTCTTTGGTCTGCCATATTTTACCTCTTATAATTCGTCAAAATATCGACGTACATCGTCCGGCAATGCATCAAGATTGCCTGTTTGATACGCCTTTAAAATATCTTCTTCGCTTACCTTGTTAGGTGTAGGAACGCCACCATTCAACGCGCCAGCTTTTGGCAACGTTGCGGCCACCTGTAACGGGTTGTTTGTAACGTCGGTATTCGTTGCCCGTTCATTTTGCAATTCGTTTACAAATTTTCTAATCGTTTCAAAATCGGCATCGGTACCTTCTCCAATATCTACGCGGTAGAATGCATCATTGATAGGTTGTGCATCGCGCATAGTCATGCCGTTAAGCTTTTCTAATCCGCGTTGATACAGTTCCCCGAAATTCGGTAACGATTTAATTTCATTTACAAAATTTAGATTTGTTTGTCTTTGTTGGTGTACTGCTAACTGTTGATTTGTGATCGTGTATTCTGCGTTAGCTTCAAAACGAATGAAATCGTTATACTTTTGCACATCTTCAAACATAAGACTTTCTAAATCTTCCGCCGTTAAATTAAAGCGTTTTAATGCTTCACGGCGTACAAAGTCGCGGATATCAGATACTTCACTATCTGGCAATGTAATCGGTCTTTGTTGCGCTTCAAATTGTCTTGCGCGTTCTTCGGCCGCTTTACGTCTTGCGCGTTCCTGTGCAAGTGCCGCTTTTAGATTGTTATCGTTTGTATGGTTTTCTTCGTGTTCCGGTTCTTCGTTAGTGTTCGGCGCCGCTGCATCTACTTCCGCATCATTCGCATCACTTTCCGCCGCATCATCTGTAGAGGGTTCATCTGTTGCCGCTTCTGGTGTATCCGTTTCTTCGGTATGTTCATCAACGTTCACGCCCGCGTTTTCTAAATCTTCCGGAGTGAAACCAGCATCTTCGATATTAACTAAATCTTTTTCCATATCTAATACTCCTTAGCCTTTTAACGTCATTGCCGGACGAATAAAGAAATATGGCAGTTTAACGCCGTTGCCGGGCGATAATGTATAAGCAAGCCTTTTAACGCCGTTACTTAGGGCGAAAATAATATAAAAAACGCCCCATTACGGAGCGTTTATTATTGTGTTGATGTTTATATTACATAGTGCCTAAATCGTTCATAGGCGGCATAATTTGCGGTGCATTTGGAACGTTTGATTGTTTACCGTTCAAGGCTAACCGTTCCGCCATAATTTGTTGTGGTGAAATCTGTACGCCCAGCGTTTGTAAATACATACTCAATGCTTCCGCTGGCATATCATCAAGCGAACCACTTACGCGCAATTCTGGTAACGCTGGTTTTTCTGCCGCTTCTTGCATGCGTTTCTTAACCGTTTCTTTTTCCGGGAAATCCATGAAATCAAGGATAATATCCATAGGAATATCAACGCCGGACTTCTTAGCTTCCAATAATTGATATAGGTTAGCACGTCGCGCCGTTGCGCTTGCTTGGCTTGTACTAATTACAATATCAAAATCAAAGGCGGATAGATCATACAGTACTTGCTTAATAGGATTACCTTCCGCATCGCGTTGCGGTTGCCCCAATGCATCGGTTAACACTTGTTCTTGCATAGGTTGATTTAAACCCGGTGCAATCTGTACAAATTCCTTTTGACCGTCGTCGCCCATAATTCGCATTGCTTTTTCTTGGTTGTAGAATTGTGGAATTAAACCCGGTGCGTTTTTCTCACCCCATAATAGTTTTACAATTTGACGTTCTGCTTCTTTTGATTGCTCAAATATACCAGCCGTTTGAACAGTTGTAACAGATTGGCGTAAATCAATAGCCTTGCCGCTCATACTGCCAACGCTACCGGAAAGGCTTTCCGGAGTAATGCCAGAAATAGCATAAAAATCATTGCTTGATTGTTGTTCAAGGCTAATATTAATGCCGCTATCCATTGCCGGCGTGCCGTCCATAAAGGAAACGCCCGGCGGTAGGAATATATTGGCGCCCGGTTTTGTACTATCATTCTTGATAGTTTTCTTTAATTGTTCAGTAAATTGACCTTGCCAGAATTTCACGCCTAAAGACTGTTGGTTTACAACGTGCATGCGTTGGCTTCGGTTTTTATTTAATTCCCTTTGTGCATCTTTAATGTCGCGTACTACGCCAGCCGGTTCTAATTCATCGTCTACCAATTCGCCGGTATAGTAACAATATTCACGCACTAACGGGAATTTACCATGCTTATAAGGGCTTTCGCCTTCTTCCAATAGAACACTATCGGCGAACGTTGCATATCGAATTTTGGTATCTGGTATGCTAGTAGGCTTTTTACCCGTAGCCATTAATACAACAAATAGCGGGTTACCTTCATCAATTAAACCCTCTTTTGTCATGTATACGTTCTTTTTGCCGTATTCTTTATACCAGTACTGCACTACGCGAATTTTATTGTAATTCGTGTTATACCATAACGCTTCGCCGTCTACTGTTTCAATCACGCCGGCTTCCTGTTCGGTTTCGTCATATCTGCTTTTTAATGCGTTGATTTCGTCAACCTTTTCCGGATAGATTTGCTTTAACTTGGCAGCACTTTCCCAACTATAACGGCCAACGTATTGCGCATCGCTTAAATCGTCCTTCTTACATTCTGGATCAATGAAAGCATCAAACGGCGAAACACGTTCAATCTGAATAGTGCCGTCTAGTTTCGTATAGTCAAATTCATAGCTTACCCAGTAATTGGCTAAACCACAAATAATCTTATCGCGGAAACATTTGCCCTTATTGCGTTGATAATTCGCACGGTCTAAACAGTATTTTGTAATACCTTTAGCAACGTGGCTTATTCTATCATCTTCTTCGGAACGTGGTAAAAAGTCCGGTTCCGTTTCATTCTGCGATGCATAACCACATAACAGATTAATAACCGGTCTAATTCGGTTAATCGTAATTGCTGGTCTTGCTGCATCGCGCATTTTCGCTAAATCTGCATCGGCCCATTGCTTACCTTGCATAAATGCAAAATCTTCGGCAGCAGCCTTGCGCCATTCTGACGTGGCAGCTAATGCATTTTTTACATTCTGTTTTGCTTCGTATATATCAAAAGTAGTTTGTTCTATACCCATTATTCCACCATTTCAGAACCATAAATCATTGTATACATTTGTTCTAGTTGCCATTGTGGCATTGCCTTGGCGAATTCTGCCAACTGTGCATCTGTATATTTAGCGGGAATAATCACGCCTTTTTCTTCGCGTTCGCCATATTCAGATTTAAGTACTTTATAGGCGTAATCACGCAACGCCCTTTCACTCATCATACGCCCCATGCGCTTGTATCTCCTTCGGTATCATCTTCATATCTATAACCGTCATTAAACGGCTTATCTGGTTTAGTTGATTTTACAGGCCGTGCCATACACATATAACGCACCGCATCATACGCATGATCTTCTTGTTTTGTATCTACATCTTCGACTTTTATTTTATCGTACGTTAAAGCTGGCAATGTGCGTATTAAGTGTACGCAATTACTGAATATCTTCAACTTACCTTCTTTTAATCGTTGATGTACTTGCATCAGTCCGGCCAATCTATCATTATCAGCACGCACCCAATAAACGCCCTCAGTTGCAAATATTTCCGCAATCGTTGGCCCGTCATGACCAGTTCGCTGCCATATAGCTGGGTCTGCTACGCCTTGATAGTCTTTTAAATGTTCTATCTTTTGTGCTACTTCCCTTGCCGTTTCCTGTGTACCAGTATCCGGCATGCCCGGCTTGCAACCGTAAAACTCACCAGTAATATATAAAACGTCGTCATAATCAACCGCTGCGGAATATACTGCATATGGTTTCGTATAACCCCAGTCCATTGCCCGGTATCGTTGCCAATGATGCGGTATTTCAAACGGTTCTATTACATGCTTATCATTTCTGAATTCTGTAAATACTTGACCCTCGAATATGTTCCAGTCGCCGTCTAGGTATGCCTTACGTAGTTTTTCCGGTAACGTGTTAAGCGCATCTATATAACTTTGTGATAGATGCGGGTTATCACTTGCCCTTGCTTGGATATATGCAATCTTATCGGCGAACGGCTGCATTTCTTTTGTAAAGTTTCTATCAATGAATAAATCTTTAACCCACATATGGCCCTTACCGCCCGGGTTAGTTGCAGCTATTAACTTAGTATCAGTTATACCAGTCCAACGGAGCCGCATACGCAAGAAGTCGAAAACGTCGCGACTATTCAAAGTCAATTCATCAATAGCAATAGCAGCGAATTCGCTTGAAAGGTATTTGCTCGGCTTATCCAGATTTCTAAAACAGATAACGCCGCCGCCTAATTCATCATTTAATGTGAATTCATGATTGCTTTCCTTGTAGCTTCCTAACCATTCCGGAAACTCCATTTTGATTTTGGATATTTGACGATCATCTAAACTTGGATAATCTTCGCAAAATAATCCAACGCGTATGCCTTTAATTCCTGTTTTGATGAACCAATCAATTAAAAGCCATATCAAACCCCAGCGGAGTATATACGATTTACCACCACCAGCAGCACCGCCATATAGTGTATATATGTTTTGCTTAACTGCCCTCAAAAATTCTTTTTGCTTAGGCGTTGGCCGTATCACATCGCGAAACAGATTTGTTTTACTCATCGATTTCACTCAATTCGTTATTATCAATAACCAACTTAACGGCGCTTTCCGTCGTAATTTCCTGTTGTATCTTATCGCGCCATTCTTTAGAACGTCTATTTTTAAGCCAGAAAATCATAGCCGTTGTATTTCCTTCAAGCGCTGCTTTATACAATGCATTTTCTACTTGTATGTCCGCTTCATCTTTCCCTATTTTTAGGGCGTTCGCTATTTTCGGTGATTTCTTGCGCCATTCCCAAAGGGTAGTTATGCCAATACTCATATTGCTGGCTATCTGCTCATTGGTTAAACCATTACGCGCCCAGCCTTGTAAAAGCAAAATCTTTTCTTCTGCTTCCCAATCCTTATATGTTGTTTTCGCCATTGTTTCACCCCCTATCGTAGTACGTTGTTATCTTTGCTTTTCATTCTGCCATGTGATCGTTGGCATATTCCCGCGTGCTGCTTGCTGGCGTGCTGGCTAGTCCAATATGTTTGACATAATCCGTCATAGTATATTTCGTTGGCCGTGCATTGGCCTTTCTTATTGTTAAGGCATTTTGACTTTGTACATATAATATTCACTAGCTTTTCACCACCTTCACAAAACCTTTTGAAAATTTTTTAATTTCCCTATTGACTACTTGCGTAAACGCAAGTATAATAAAGCCATAAGATACATCACAAAACGCAATTAAGCGAAAAGGAGAAATTAAAATGCTAACACTTAAAGACTTAAACACAACTCAAACATGGAACTTTGAAAGCAAAACAGATGCTTCCAATTTCATCAGTACAATGAGCTTCGGTTTTGAATGGCAATTAATCGACAATAACACAAACGAAGTTATTGCTTGCCACATCTACGAATAATAAATAAAGGCGGTAGATAACCACTACCGCCAATAATTAAACACAACAGGAGAATTTTAATCATGGCTCACAAAATAATTGTAAAAACTCAAAAAGGCGATTGCATAGGTAATCCACTTACTAGGGTACACATCGCCGGTGTACGCGGATATTCCCGCATGCGTGATATTCGCATAGGTGATCGCATTCAAGGTTCATATATTGTAACCGCCATAACCCATATCGTTACAGATACACAAAGCCGCTAGAAAATAGCGGCTTTTTTAATTACTCAAAACCGAACACGCCGCACTAAAAGACATTAGAAACTATGAAGGTGATATCTCTTAAAATAAAAAAATGTGCATTATGTTCAGTTTTCAATAATCAAATGTTACTTTTATACAAAAAATGAGATATATCGCCGTGGATATACCTCATATTCTTATAATTTTATTCATTTTTGTTGTATTAAACACTCAAAACCGGAGCCATACCGCCGCACTCTCCACGGCGTAGGCCTGTGGCCTAGTTCCTAGGAAACCGAACGGCCCCAGTTTTCAATGTTTGATATGTGTACTCTAAACCAATACCGATATGGATCACATGAAATTAGGTTCATTATGCTTATTGTTGTTGTGCTTGGTAGTACATATTTATATTTGATAGGATTGTTCTCAATGGCATTGTGTTTGTTTGAAAGGAATTCTTTTTTATCGGTATCGGTTTACAATACACAATAGGGGAACGGCCCAAAGTTCCCCATGTGCATCGTATATATAGGAGAATTACGCCAATGACCTTTTAAGCATCATTTGACAATATAATTATACTATATATGGCTTTTCCGCTTGTTTCCGATATAGTCCGATTTAGTCCGACTTATACCGATTTAGCAGTATACATACAAGCATAGTATGTATGGTGTAAATAATACCCTACTTGTACAAGGCCAGCCGTTTTTAATTCTGCTGCTTGCGACTTTTCTAGGTCTGTAAAATACCGCGCATGCTTAGCACTTTTCCCGTCGATGTATTCGCGCAATAATAAAATATTTGTTTTCCCTTTGGTGCATGTGTTGATGATATCCGCCGCGGTTTCTCGTTCATCAATCAATGCACCTATTTCTTTGTGTACTGCATCACGCTTGCTTTCAAGTCTTACAATTTGTTGTTCTAGTCCGCCCGGTGTTCCGCCACCTGTTAGGCGTTCTTTTGAATAATCCACGGCGCCTATTGTTGTAATATCTGATTGCAAATGTTTTAGATCTTCTTTCAATGAGTTAATCTTCATTGTGATTAATTTAATCGGTTCTAAATATTCTTTTGCTAATTCCCTGTAGTCTTTATCCGTCATATTTCCCCCGTATGGTTCATTATCTTAAATTCTTAACCGTTTCCCCTAACATGTTCAAATAGTCTTGTAAATTAACTTTGATAGCATCGTTTACAAGCTGGATATTATCAGTTGTTACATAATGCGCCAATAGCATTTTATACATTGCATCTTTTGTAGGTACTAATACCGCTATTAATGCGCTAATTATAAACGCAATGTATAAGGCGACAATTTTCTTTTTGTGCGTTCGTAATAAACTTCGTGCGTTATCATCTACAAAATATATAATCGTGATGCCAGCAGCTGCGCAAGTCAAAATCATAAATACGGCTTGATTTAAAGCATCTATATTATGTAGTATCTCAATCAAGTATAAATACATCGGATCAATAATAGGCATTACACATTTCCCCTTTCGCCTATTTGTATCAAAGGGGCGTTTTATTGCCCCTTATCCACTACATCGTAAATACTGATACTAATTTAATTAATGCTATCACTAGCGAAAACACCAATGCAGCATCAAATAATAATTTAATCATGGTTATTTTCCCGTGCTTCCAATACCACCGGTACCGCGCACCGTTTCGGTTAATTGTGTAACCTCTAATAACTTTAATGTGCCTACTGGTACCATAATTCCTTGTACTAATCTATCGCCCTTTTGGATTAAATACGGCGTATCGCTGGTATTGTGTAGAATTGCTTTAATTTCGCCCCTATAGTCCGCATCAATCACCCCGAATGAGTTCGGAATAATTAACGGCGTTTTGCTCATGCTAGATCGTGGCGCCAGCATCAACATATACCCCTTTGGAATTTCCACCGCTAGGCCTAGCGTTACATATTGCGTTTGATGCGGTTCTATAACTACGCTTTCCGGCTGGTAAAAATCCATGCCAGCAGCATCTACGCTGCCAACTTTTGGCAACAATACACCCGGCATGCATCGCTTAATTTTAATAACGTCCGCATTATATCGTTTATAACCAAAGATGCGTTTAATCCTGTTTAGTAGTTCCATTTATTGTCCCTCATTTCAATAACGCTTCCAATACTTTATTTTTTCTATCCATAATCCGTATTTCTGCCCTTGGGTTATCTTTATCAATACCAGCGATGCAGCTATCACCATATGAACATATCCATTTATCATCGTCGATAACTTTCGCTTTCGTTAATATATCGCTAGTCGCCTGTAGTAACCCGATTAAGTCCGGCCAACTTCTTTTATTTGGCAAATAGTATTTACATTCAACAACGATGATGCCAGATACATGCAACTTCTTCCCAGCTAATTGCCACATACAAGCATCTTCATAATTCTTGTAGGCTTCCGACGGTATTATAATAGGCTTTCCGTTTCTGGATATAATTCGGCCGCTATTCTTTTTAGTTGCTGGGCGCCCTTTTAATGTAATATCAATCACACTCATTTAACGCCCTTTCTGCCAATAATACATCATCTTCCGGATATGCCCAGTAAAAATCACCTAAACTAGTCCATGACGTTTTGCCACCCCTAAAACAATATACGCGGCCATTTTCGTATTTTGCAAAATAAAGTTTAACTTTTGCAAGCCCAGTTTCTGCGATAACTGGCGTATCAACTGGTACCTTTTCCCATTCCACGATACCCAGCAATGATGCAATAGAATATTTACGGGTATTAGGATTTAACCCCAGCACCTTGCATGGAATTCTTGGGGTATGATCGCGTACTTTAAAATTGCCGCCGTTTTCAATAAATGTAGGATTTACGAAAAATGCGTAAACACCTTCAATCTTAATATCTCTATAGCCTTCGTTATACATTTCTTGTAATAACCATTTTTGCTCATTCTTCATCGTATAATTCCCCTTTTACAATAATTTCTTTCAGTTGCTGCCGTACGTTGTAAATGTACGCTTCAACCGTTCCGTTAAACGCTTCCATTACCATTTTGGAAAGCCCTTGCCGCAATCGTTTCGTTTTGCCGTCCTTATGATATTTGTATTCAAGTGTAATTAAAAATCTATCTTGCGTTACTTTTGGTTTCAAAATCATGTTTTCAATAACCAGCGTTAAGGCGCTGGCTAGTTGCTCACATGTAAAAACTCTACCGTTCCCCATATCTACCTTTACATTCATTTATCAATTCCCCTTTGATATTCATAGATAATTTTGTTATTTGGTTTCATTCTTTCAAGGCTTACCCCAGCAGCTAACAGGCGATTTCTAACAAATGTATACGATACGCCGTATATACCAGCAATTTGCCGCACGCTCAAACCTTTCTCACGCAAGGCGGCCAGCGCACTCGCTTCAATTTCTGGGTATATCGGTTTTCGTTTTATTTCTTTCCTTAACCCTAGCGCGGCCAATGCTGCATCTGCGGTTTTCCTACTGTATATGCAAGCACCTAGCGCAAGCCAGTTTTCTATATACGTCATTTTTACTTTCCTAACATTTACCTATACGCCGCTTGATGCGGTTATTGCTATCTTTTACATACCCAAACACATCACCCCGTATATCACGGGTTTCTATTTCTTTTTTTCTGTTGGTACTGTATTTGATGTAGGCCGCGCATGTACTATGGCAGCCTAACACCCGATACTCACAACCCTTACATGGTGATTTCATAATGCGCCTTTTTTTATCATTTGCATTAACGCACCAGCGATTAACGCTAAAGAAATAGACGATACAAACAAGGCTAATACTGTGTTTCCGGCAATATTAAATAGCCCTAATAACCACAACACCGCCGAAACAATAAATGCCAAACTTAAAACTTTTACCACCAATGCAAGCAAGATATAAACTATTAATGCAACGCTTTTCATTTTTTTACCCCTCTTTATTTCTCGACTTCAAAAGGATTTATCGTTTCAAGCACTACAAAAGAGGTATTATTGTACCCGTGGCGTGTTTCCCATTTACGAAATACCGTTGTTAATTCTTTTTGTAGTTCGTCAATATGTTCCTGTTTTACATTTAACAGATAATCTTCCGAATATTCCGCTATCTCATCGTCAAGATCGTTATCAAATACATTTTCAATTACACGTTCCGCATCAACGGTAGGAATATAATAAAACGGGTTGCCAACTCTAATTTTTGGTTCTTCGCAATTCCCATACGTTTCGACAAAATCTTTTACAGCATCTTCAATGCTTTTTTGCGGATATCCTACATACTCGCCTAAACACCAGCACCACTCATTTTTATTTCTTACTAACATTATTGCCACCTATTAGAACGGAATATTTTCATCGTTCCCCTTATCATCTGCAAAATTATCGAAATTACTGCCAGCTTCCGCATCATTTAAAGCGGATACGCCTACGAAACTTGCAATAACTTCCGTTACATATTTCTTTTGGCCTTCTTGCGTTTCGTAGCTTCTTGTTTGAATTCTACCCTCTACAAACAAGCGATTTCCTTTTCTATAGTTGCCTACTGCTTCGCCCAGCTTGCCCCATGCAACGCAATTAATAAACGCCGTTTGTTCCTTCGTTTCATTTGTAGCGCTATCAATATATGTATTGCTGGCCGCTACTGTGAACGTTGCCACCGCTCGGCCTGTTTGTGTATAACGTACTTCTGGATCACGCGCAAGATTTCCCAATAATTGAACACTATTCATAATATAATTACCTCTCTATTTTCTAATTCTATAGGGCAAATTCGTTCATTTTGCCCCATATACTATTTCTCCCTTATGATTTATCGTTAAGGCTTCAAAAATTCCATACAACGCATTTAAACGATTTTTTCCATTACAAACAATTCATCTAGTGTTAGATTTGTTTGTAATTCATCATTAACATTTTCTTGAATTGCCAGCATTTCCGTTAATCTAAAATCAAATAATCCGCGTTCATGTTTCTTGTATGTTTCCGGTGATACCCCGGCAATAGCTGCCATGTCTGATTGTGTATACTTTAACAATTCCCTACATTCGATTAATTTCGGGAATAAATTATATTTTTTGTTCATTCCAGCACCCCCAAAATCAACTTTTTACTTTCGTCCGAAATATCGGCATCTTTAACCATGCTTTTAAGGTCTACGGCTTCGTATTTTTCAACCTCAACCAAATGGCCGTTATCTAGCATCTTAATTTCTGTTTTCTGTGGCATATTTAATTCTGCACGCTTACGCGCTTCCATTAACAGGCCATTACTTTTGATGCTTGCCGCTATTTCCATATTCTTTTGTTCACGTGCTGCCAGCTGCTCATAAGCCTTACAAAACTGGCTCATTGCTGCGCTTTCGTTGTATGATTGGCAGTTTCTTGGGTCAAAGAAACGCCATACAGTTTTAGCCGCAAGCCTTGTTATTCCTTCCAACTCATCAAGGCCTTTTTCATAACCTACTTGGCTTGCTTTCTTCCGCACTACTTCCCATGCATCTTGCGCAATCAATCGTTCTTCTTTTCCGTTTACATATCCAGAAATTTCTTCGGCCTTCTTTCGGATAGTCGCAACGGCTGGTACGAATTCGCACGTACCAATGCATTGCTTGATTGCTTCGGCCAATGTTACCGGGTTTATATCTTCCAGCATGTAGGCGTACATTTTAACCTTTGCACTATCAAATTTGTCATATATCAATAGTTGCCCCGTAGCTTTCAACGTTTCCGGTTTCATCTGTTCCCCTTTCTACCGCATCAATAAGCGCGTTTAATTCTGCAACCTTCTTTTCTGTATCCGTCATGGCTGCCATTTCGTTTGAATTAAGATATGTATCAAAATGACTTGGCGCAAATAACGTTTTTGGCGTTAAATACTTTTCTAGCTTTGTACCTTTCCATTCACGGCATTTTTTATCAATGACCGTTTTAAAATCGTCAACCGTATAACCTTCTTTCAATCGTGATCTAATTGCTTGTATATATGGTTTTGTAGTTGGCTTAAATTTTGAACCGGTTTTAAGATTAAGATATTCGATAATATCAATATGAGATTTTTCCACATCGTCATGTGAAACATGACATATTATTTCTTTTCTATTCTCTTCTTCTCTTATCTTATCTATTCTTATCTGTGTATCCAGATTGTATCCATTTTGTATACATTTTGTATCCATGCAGTCATTATCTGCACTCATCGGCATTTTTACCGGTTCATATACCTTGTTAATGAGTTCTACTTTTTGCGCTTCCGGTAATTCTGATTTTGAATACCTATCAGATTGAACATAGTTATGTATACGCCAATGGCGAATTACGATAACGCCAGTTTCAAAACCAATAACAAAACCTTTGGCAATAAGTAGTTTCAAATCATCTTCCTTACACCCCGTTATACGCATAATGCTTTTTGGCGATTGAATAAAGCCGTCATCATCTGCCCTTAGCAGCAAATGAAAGTATAAGCATTGTGTACTTTGTGGCATATCTAGAAAATTATCAGTATCAATAATTTTCTTAGACATCATTCGCCGTTCTGCCATTGTATTTTTGCGTTCCTTTCTTTTAAAACCTCCCGTATTTGTTTTGCATCGCTGCCATGTGCCTTTGTATGGCAATCTCTACATAGGCAAGCCAGATTACTTAAATTAGATAATCCGCCGTGCGATCTAAACTCTATATGATGTACTTCGGTTGCCATTGCACCACATAGAACGCATAAACCCTCATCGCGTTCATACGCCCATTTTCTAGTACGGGCATATAGAACGTTATCAAGTTTCTTTCGCTTGTTCATTGTTCCCCCATTCATTTATTAATGAGTTGATATAATCATCATCTTCTAAAGGTATGTTTAATTGGTTGCATTCATCAACTAATGCATCAATCAAACGCCGCATTTCATCGACTGTATAAACGCTGCTGCCATGATAGGCGCGAACGATTGTATAACCTTCCGTTTTGGCTGGGCCGGCATCTTCGGCGTACCAGCCTAACCCGTGGCCGTGCCAAATTTCAATAAATCGGCTTACGGCATCGTTTTTAATTGGTAGGTAGGTAAATGTACCACTTTCAATCAAAACACGCTTATACACGTCATTTTTTGAGATATAGGCGTTCTTTGAAAGTTCACGCGCTATCTTATCGCATAGAACCCATGCATACGCGTTAGCGTTTAAAGAACGCTTTTTAGATTTCTTTGTTAGTGTTACCGTATATTCTGAATTTTCATCAATTTTGTTGATTTCTTCATCTTTTGGCGCTGGAATTAGAATGTTATAACCTAACGTTTTAACAACCGCAATTCCTTTTGTTACCCATTTCATTAAATGCGGTCTCCAGCATCTTCATGTTCTAATGCTGCATCTTCATTGTCATATAACACGAACCCTTTAAAATCTTTGTTTTCAGTAGTCCGCTTTTTTAACCAATCAAGCGCGGCGATCATTTCGAATTCGTTGAGCAAAGCCAATTTAGGTTTTTTGAATGTGCCAGCAATGTACTTTGTGATTTCTGCCGGCGGTACGTTCTTATCTTTTGCAAGTTTACAGAATTCATCATATCCGGCAACGTGCTTTTCTTTTGGTTTAGTTGCTGGCGCTGGTGCTGCCTTTTTGCTTTGTGAATTATCCATAAAATCCGCGTCTTTTGTATCATCAATACAGAATAGTCCGTTTAGCGCATACTTTCGCGCGTAGGAAGAAGCGGAGCCAGTAATTTGACTTTCGTCCATACCTTTTTTATCTAGGCTTTCACGGGCAAATGCAGTTGTTATAATTTCGTCCTTTCCGTCCGTTACTTTTGCAACTGCTTTGACATAGTAACGTTCACCAATTAGTACGATTTCATCACTTAATAACGGTACAATTTCATGTTTTGCGCATAACGGCTTAACCGCTTCCAAAATATCTTCGCAATTTCTATAGTTATAACCGCCGAATTTATTAAACTGGCTTTTCGGTGCCTTTAATTCTGCTTGTATTTCAATTAATTTTTGTTGTAATGTTTTAGTTGCCATAAGCGAACGCCCCTAATTCAATACTTGCATCAATAATTTTCATTGCTGCTTCAACTTGCTTCATTTTGATATTTTTGATTGAGTCCAACCCAAAAAGTGCATTTAAATATAGTTTTGTACTACGTTCAAAATTAGTTTCACCAAATTTATTTTTAGATTTCGCCAATTCTGTGTATTTGATTTTTTCGTTAATGTAATCAATCAGTACATCATATGGCGCTTTATCAACCATTTTTTCCAATAAATCAACACGCTTTTCAAGTTCACGAATTCGCATTTGTGCGTATTCCATTTCACTATTAGATAATGCATCTGGTATATAATTTTTCTTTGTGCTTGATATGAACATTGTTATTCCCCTATTATTTAATGTAAAAATTCTGATTAACCTTGATTTCTGCACCCTCTACCGTTTCACCGGATTTAATGGCCTTCTTAATGGCAGTTTTATCGGCTTTAATTTCAACCTTTGTAAAGTCGGCTGGAATTACATCAAGATTGATAATTTCTACGCTTTCACTTTTGCGATAACCAGCTTTAAACGTGCCAACCTCTAATTTTTCAATGCCCTTTTGTTTCATTGAATATTCAATGTTATTTTTCAAGGTTTCAATAGTGCTTTCCTTTGATTTTTTTACCTTGTTCAATCTATCAATTTCGGCCTTAATACCTTGTATATCGGCTTCAACATTAATCATATATTTGGCCGTGTTTTCGATTTTTTCTTCAATGGATAAATCAAGCATTTCTAATGTGTTTTGGATTGCTTCGATTTCTTCCGGCGTTTCTGCTGCTTCAAGCATTGCGGATAGTTCCGCGTAATCTTTATTTAATTCATAAATGCTGCTCATTTTGTCTTTTCTCCTTTAAGGCTTCCTTTATTTCACAATAAAAATTTACAGTTTTTGCATCTGAAACTAGCACGTCAGCAAAATTTTCAAATTTCAGCGCAACATACGTTCCGTCTTTATCAATAGCGCACGCATTATATTTGATTTCGTCGCTAAATGTCGTTCTTGTAAAACTGATAGACATATAAACGCCCTTATCAGCACGCTTCATTTCTTCGTTGATTGTGTCGAACCTGTTCAAACATGCAAGCATTTCCAATCTATCCATATTTTTCACCTTGCCACCTTAACGCTCATCGTGTATGATGTGGTTAAGATGCTTTAAAATCTCACTTTTCGCATCTGCCCTTTAGTAATTGCCGTTACTATTGGGCCTTTTTTAATTTATCAATATAGATGCCACTATATAGCAGCGTTACACCTAACAAACCTTGTAACATTGCTTCATAAAATGTTAGTACGTCAATCTCTAATGATCCCGGCGTACCTAACAACAATACAAAACCCGCAATTTTCATAATGCTAGTCATTGACAAATTCCCCCGTAATCGCCAGTACATCGCTGGTGATTTTTTTTATACTATTTTTTAGTTTTGCATTTTCGGTTTCTAGCGCTTCACACTTCTTTTTTAATAATCTGTAATTGAATGTATTGTATTCGTCATTCACCATAACCAAACTGTGAATTTCTTCAACGCTAAACAACAAACCGGGTAGTTTTTCAATAGCATGTATAGTGCCATTATTTTTTAAGTTGTATACCGACGATTTAGAAACACCTAATACTTCGGCTACTTCCTCTACGGTATACGTTAGTTTCATAATTCGCTTCCTTTCATCAATTCCGACAAACCACAATTAAAGAAATGTGCGACCTTTACAAGGCTGCTAAGGCTTGGCGATTGTTCACCACTACGCCAACGGGAAATAACACTTTCGGAAATTCCCGTTTCTTTGGATAGTTTATAAGCGGTAACACCATTGCTATCCATGAGTTTAAAAACATTTTTTGTTACTGTTTTTATGGTTTACACCCCGCTTTCTAAAATGGTATACTTGCGATATAGCAAGTGATGATTTTCGACGCCACACTTGCTATATCAAAACTTCAAGACACTTACGATTTCATAAGTACCTTATGGCTATATTGTACTTCCGTTTTAGTAAGTAGTCTAGTAAACACTTTTTAAAAATGTTAAATAGTCTGTTTATATTTAGCGAGGTACATTATGCTATACAACAAAATCGAGGAATTAATGCGAAAAACAGGCGTATCAGCATATCAAATTTCAAAAGATACCAAAATTCCGCAAAGTGCATTTTCACGTTGGAAGAAAGGAGAAAGCAATCCTAGTTTAAAAAATATTAAAATATTATCGGAATATTTCGGTGTTCCAATAGGTTATTTTACCGACGGCGTAGAGGGAGCGCCTAAAGTCAAAAAGCAAGAAATTTCTATTGATTTAAAGAAAATTACGGATAATGCTTTGATTTGTTATTATGGTGATCGTGAATTAACGGCATCGCAAAAAGCTAAAATATCCAAAGTATTAAAAGCGGTATTAGACGATTAATAATATTCAAGGGGAATTGTTAGCATGTTCAATATGTGTTCTTTTGTCTTAGATTTGATTAATTCGCACGGCTCAAACGAACCGCGCCACATAGCAAGTAAATTAAATATTAAAGTTATATATAAACCATTGCCGGCTTGTGTTAGCGGCGTAATGATAAAACCGGAGATAAAAAAGGCTATTATTATAAATAGCCGGTTGAGTAGGCGCCAGCAGCGCATGGCGCTGGCTCATCAATTAGGGCATATATTCCTTCATAAGGATTATGATTTATTTAAGGAAATAGATAACGATTTACGCATAAAGCTGGAACATGATGCGGATACATTCGCGCATATATTGTTAAATAAAGGGGTTTACCATGAGTAAAAAAGATGCAATTAACGTAGCCTTTTATCAAAGTATTCTGTACCTTATTATTGGTATGATATTAGGCCTTATGTCTTGGGAAGAACACCGATATATTTTGTTACTTTTAATAGTTGCCCTAACTGTTGGCGCTCATTACATAGCAAGTTATTCATTAAAGGAATTAGATGATGCAATGCAATATAACCATAAGAAAAAAGGATAAAGGGTATCAATGTATCGTTTCATACAAGGACGGCAACCGCTGGCGCCAGAAATCTAAACAGGGTTTTGAAACACAAAAGGCGGCAAAAATCCACGCCCAAACGATCATTGATAAACTAAAAAAGACTATCACCGCAACCGATGATAGTCTTAGAAACATAACTCTTATTGATTTTTTTAATATTTACATGAAAGAAAATAAGCCGCGTACATTTAATACATTACAGGCCTATACACGTACATTTGATATATTTAAGCCTATATTTAACGAAAAAATAGCGAATATAACGCCGTATCAAGTTAAAAGAGTATTGAATGATAGTTTATATTCAACTACCACAAAAAACCTTGCTTTGGGTACAATTCAACGTTTATTTAGCTATGCGGCGAACCAATATAAAATAATTCCTGTAAACGAATTAAAAACAATACCACGTTTTAAGGATAATGAACCTACAAAAATAAAGGTATTATCAGATACAGAAATAGAAACATTTTTAAAAGATTTAAAACCTAAAAACTATAAATACTATGTTATATTTTCTATTGCCGCCTATACCGGCATGAGATATGGCGAAATTATTGGCCTTACTTGGGAAAACGTTGATTTAGATAGTAATACTATTAATGTAGTACAGCAATTCGGCGCGATTGATTACAATAAATATGCGTTAAAGCCGCTTAAATCCAAAAATAGTTATAGGCAATTACCTATTCCGCCAATATTAACCAATATTTTGAAAGAATACAAGGAAACATGTTCGACCGACCGCCTTTTTAATAATAGAGTTAGCGCTAGCTGGGGCGCAACACGAATTATGAAAAGGTTCTTGCCATATAACTCAATTCATGATCTACGCCATACATACGCAACTAAATTATTATCAAATGGCGTAGATATAAAAACGGTATCCGCCCTATTAGGTGATAGTATACAAACAGTATTAAATACATATGTTCATTTTTCAGATGATATGCGACTAAAGGCAGCTGATAAGGTTGCCGATATTTTCGGCTAATTATTTTTGACGAATTTCTGCCGTTTTAATAACAAACCCTATTAAACATGGTACTTTATATCCTATATTTTATATCAATATATTATATCGGATTTAATATTTTTTATCCATAAAATAGCATAGTGTAGTTTTTAACTGATTGGCCAAAACAATTTTTAAGAATTCATATCCACAAAATCATATAGTTTATTATGAAATTTTTGCCGTATTTTTGCCGTCAAAAATAAAAAAGAGGGGTACCGCTATGGTACCCCTTTCTTATTAATCTAATTCAACAAGGCGTTTCAATTCGCCGTTAATAAACCACATTTCACAACGTACGTTGTTATGGTCTGTTAAAGTTGCGGTATATAAACCGTCTTTCTTTGGGTTTACTTCTTCCGCGAACATATGAGTTTTGCCTTCAAATGTAAATGTTTTCATAATATTTCCTTTCCAACTGTCAACTAATAGTTTACTATTGCAAGCCGTGCAACTCGGAGATAATCGGATCACCTACCATTTCGCAAATGTATAAAGTGCGCTGGCCCCTTTGAAATGCTTACCGTCAAAATGCGCTAGGCCTTGAAAGTCGCCGGCTTGATAACCTACCGTTTCATATACCTTTCCTGTATCCAGTACAGTAACGCCACCCATTACGCGATGCACTTTATTAAGATTAATCTTATATACATCAATCTTTTGTTCATCGGTATTTTCTACTACGGCCGTTCTATCGCTTTTTTCTATAGCTTCCTTTGGAATATTCGGTGATTTATCCTTAATAGAATTTTTCGTAACTACTGCCGCATCATGTAGCGTTGGCGCCTGTGTATAATACGTTACTACAGGCTGAGTATTTTCCTTATAGGAAATAACTTCTTTTGCTTCTTTTGTCGATACGTTAAGCGCTTCCCCTAATTTAACAGGGTTCTTCGCCACGGTCTGATTGATAATAACCGGTTCTTGTAGCTTTTTGGTATGCATTACGTTATAGGCGAATAAGCCAGCAACTACCACCAGCAGCATAAGCAATGCTACTGTGATAACTGGTAAATACGCCCTTATGAATTGCTTGATAGTATCCATACAATACCCCCGTTAGATAGGCCAATTCAATACTAAATCCGCATCAAATTCCTTACCTTCAATATTTTCAGTAAATGTATATTGCCACAAATTAGCGCCGTAATAATCGCATTGACTATTTAATTGTGCGCACCAAATAGCGCACCCGCCCAACTGGCTAACATCTAGTACATTTACTAACCAGTCATAACTAGCATATAGGCCAGTATTTACGTACCCAGCTTGCCATAATTTGTTGATGAACACGCTGCATATATTAGTTAGTTGCTGGTCTGTTGGCATGCCACGTTCTGCCTTGTAGTCGTCAGCATCTTCCATATCGAACCATATACCCATTGGCAATTTATCAACAGTTAAACCGGCATCATTAAGTGTATTTAAAACGAATTCCGCTTCTTCGGCTGCATGTTCTTCGTTCATAGCATACGAATAATGATATACGCCAACCGCTAAACCGGCATTAATAGCGCCGTTAATATTGTTATAGAATTCACTATCTAAATTACCACGGCCATAACCGATGCGAATGATCGCGAAATCAAACCCATTAGCCTTTACTGCGCCCCAGTCAACTACGCCGTTATTTTCGCTTACGTCAATACCTCTCATGGTACCCCCTTATAATTTCACCTTGTTTTCAATTTTTGTTCGGATTAAATCAAGGAATTTACCTAGCATCACATTTCCGCCGTCGCGTAGGTTTTCCATAATAGATAGGAATTCACAGGAACCCAAATATAACCAAACCAACGATACCGCAAATTGTTTTTGACCGCTCATTTCATCGAATAATACGGCCGCCATTGTGGCTGCGATATACGTTAAAACTTTAAACACAAAACCTTTTCGCATGTATCGGCTAGAAATTAAACCTTTTTCAAACGCCAACGGTATTGCGCGATATTTTTCCCATACGGCTATTTGGTCTTTATCATATCCGTATTCATCAATTAACATTTGATAGGCAATAGCCGCCCATTTAGTGAATAGGTCAATAAATACCAATAAAATAAACACGCCCAAAATCTGGACGTGTTTAATTCCGATAAGCCATATCGCGACGGCTGCCGCACCGCTTAATATTGCTTTCAATACAAAACTATCTGTTAAAGAGTTCCAACCCTCAACAAAAAACTTCAAAATAAACTCCATTATGCGCCCCTTATTTAACCTTACCCAAACCATAAACGCTGCGCGCTATATTGGCTTTTCTCATATTGATTTTGTCTAATTGTTCCCTCTTTTGTTCGCCGCTCATACGTTCATTATTAATGATCGCTTTAGATGCTTTGTTTAAACCTTTTAGGCTATCACTTGCATTTTTGAGTTTTGCGAATTCTTTGGCATCGTATCCGTCTGGCCGTTGCCCCGTTAGTTTAAATTCATTATGCAGTTTTTCTTGTTCCTTATAATCATCATATACACGTTGTACGCTATTCGATGATTGATAAGGTGCCGCGGTAAACCCTCTTAACCCCGGCGCTTCGTACCATTTTTTAGATGCATTGTTTTCTTTTGCACCAGTAGCCGCATCAATACCGCTTAAACCTAAACCAGCAAGGCCGCCGCCGTACCCTCTAATAGTATTGTCTACTATATACGGTGAAACGTTGATTTTATCGCCTACGAATTTTGCAACTTCGCTTGTATTTGCTCCATATTGTAGGTGTGCCGGTAAATTTTCTTGTGATTGCGGAATAATATTTCGTTGTCTAAATAAAGAGTAATTCGTCATAGCTTCAACAACCGGTATCATAGCCGTAGGCATAAAACTTGGTGCAAGGCTATCAACTACCCTATCACCGAACCCCTTAAAACCTACGCTTTTACGGTTGTTTTTTGCATCGTCAAAATACTGTAGCATACGTTCAAACGATGTACCGAATAACACGCCAGCTTCAAATGGCTTAGGAACACGATACATATTTTCTTTGCCCGGAATAATCCAGAATGTATCTTTTTCCCATTGTGGCAATTCTTGGTATCGTTCATCATCTTTATTCATGTACCACAACAAAACACTTGGTAACGTAATATATAGCATCGTTTTAACAGTCATACCGCGCGGATCTTCTTTAAAAGCACGCGCCATTTTATCGGCGCCTTGAATTGTAGCATTAAAAAAGGCTATTACTTGATTTGCCTTTTTAACATGTGAACCCCTACGGCTAAAATCTAGCGTTATATCACGGCTTTCAAGTGCTGCTTCTCTTGCAGTTAAAGGCTTTCTATCTTTACCAAATAGGCGATTACTTACCCCAGTATAACCCTTTCGTGCATTATCAAATTCCGCCAATCGTGTCGCCATTTCTGTTGCTTCACTCATGGCGCGTAATACTTCAATAGGGTTTTTAATTAACTTAGTAACCTTACTTTCACGGCTCATAATGTCGCGTAATTGACCGCCTAAATAGTCGCGGTCTAACGAAACCATTGCCGCATGTGCTGCGCCGGACTTCATATATTCCCAGTATAATTCGCCTTTTTTAAGGAATAGCGATAACCCTTTAAAAGTATCAAGAACAGGAATAAAACCATGTTTTGAATAAATAGATGCGCCTATCATATCGCGTACAGGGTTCCGCAAGATAAATTCTGGTGATAATGTAGCACCAGCGCGTAACCAGTTGGCCGGATATGATAAGATTTTTGCAACCATGTTTGATTGGTCTTTATCTAACATGCGCATCGTTTGAATAAGTTCCGGCGTTGTTTCATATGTTACTTTTTCGCCGTTTTCCCAAACGTTAAATGTATTATCTGTTGCCGCTTTGTTACCGTTTACACGTTCCACTATTTGCCCTACGCCGTTTTTATCGGCAAGTTTCGCAAATGTACGCCCAACGTGATTGCGTTCTACTGCGTTATAGAATTGGAACGTATTCTTTACGATACTTTCTAACGGATCTATAATATCGCGCGTACTACCTTTAAAACGTTTTACCGGACTAGATACATCAACAAAACCCTTGCCACCAGATAAGAACGATTGCATCCCAGCATCTGACATGTCGCGGAAAAATGGAATGTAATGCGGGTACATTTTGCGCAT